CAAGACCTATGGTGCCGATGTTGACTTTGGATTAGTCACAGGTGCCATAGGTTCTTCTGTTGATTATGGACAAACGACAGATGTTGTTGATGAAGGAGAAACAGATCATGGCGACATCTTAATTGGTGATGGATTACCATATGGATTATTCACATTTGCTGGTGGTAATACCACCGATGTAAGAATTAAGGCGTATCAAGGTTCAGGATCTGCGACCATTTCTGGTCAGTTATCCGAGCAGTTTAATGAGCCAACGCCACAAATTTATATTGTAAATAACCTTCGTTATGGAAGGATACCAAGTCTCTTCAGAGTATATAATAGTGTCAATCCAGACGCATTCTCAAGAGCATCATATATCGGATCTGGATCTTTATTTGAGATCGGTCAGAAGGACGAAAAGGCAGTATTCGTATATAATGTTAGTGCTCCAGCACCAGAAATTGTACTGGCTCCTTGGAATGGAACTTCAGAATATACTGGAAGTAACATCCATGCTGTAGCATCTGGATCTGGCACAAGTTCGACTAATGGATTTAATTCCAGTACAACAACATATTGGAAGTTTACTGCTCAAAGTGTAAGTAATACTTATGGTGATGACCCAAGAATACTTACCTTGGGTCAACTTGACCTAACAAATTATAATCAGTTTGAATTGACCGCGATTGCGGGCACTAGTAATAATGGCGGAGAGAATTGTGATGCCGATGAAGATCTTGAGATCTCTTACAGTATTGATGGCGGAACCACATATACTCAAATTACTGTTCTTGATGCTGAAGACGAAAGATTCACTGGAAGTACTTTTGGTCTCGTAACAGTTGATATTCCAGCAGCAGCAAAAACTAGTAATGTAATATTAAAATTCCACCAAGAAAAACATAGTGGTACTGGGTTTGATGAATGGGGTATTGAATATGTTAAGTTATTAGAAAATACTGAAGGTTCAGGTCAAGTATATGGAACAATTGGTTCGGTTGATCAAGGAACTGTTGATCAGTCTGCTGGAACCAATGAAGATTATGGAACTGTAACTACTCCATTCACAAATGGAATCCTGAATTATGGTCAATTAAATCCAGGATTATTCAAGTTTGGTAATGTTGATATTACTGGTCAGGCAGTAACACCATTTCCAAGATCATATACTGGCAGTGGACAACTCACTTCTGCTGGTGGTCGTGCTACCGTTCAATTTACTGAACCAGCACTTCAGGTTTATAATTATGGTCTTACCCAAAATCAAACCAGTCAAGGTGAATTCCTCAAGTTTGGTGGTACTGCTGCTGAGTCTACAGCAAATGTCCCACCAGAACCAATCGGTGCTGCTGTTACCGCTGGTTCGATTTTCTCTTCTGGAGAAAAAGAAGAAAGTATTACATTCGATTATAATTTAGAATCTATTGTATATCTTGGTAATGATATTGATTATGGTTCGGTAACAACATCTAGTTCTGGTAATGAAGATCTTGGGTTACTTACTCAACCTACCACAAATGGTGAGGTAAGTTATGGGCAGGTATTAATTACATCCATTACATATCCATATGGTGGATTGTTCAAACTCACTGGTGGTGATAGGGCACATGCTAATCCAAAAGCATATCTCGGATCTACTGCCGAAATTAATATTACTGGTGGAGCAACTGAGAAGTTTACTTCTGGTGCTGGTGAATCCACAGTTCTCTTCAGAACTTCTGGTGGTGATGCCGATGTCATTATCAAAGTATTTACTGGAGAAGGATCGCTATTCCATATTGGAGATAGGGTTGAGAAGAAAGTATATAGTTATAATCCTTCTTCAATCGTTAGCATTGAGCAGTCAGTTGACTCTGGTCTCATATCGAGTGCCACCACACAAACAGATGATTATGGTTCAGTATCTTCTGCGTATGAACCACCTACACAAGATTATGGTGATGTAATCACTCTTCCTGGAGAAGAGAATCCATTTGGATTATTTGAAATTAGTGGTTCTGCTACTGAAGAGTTCTTCCCAACATTTGCTTGGAATAGAAAGAGTCCCGCAATTAGAATCTTCAATGAGCAGCAGGATCCTGCTGACTTTAGATTCATGCCTCACTGGAGGTCTCGCCATCTTCTCGGGACTCCAACAATTAGAAATGCTCCCGATGGTGAATTTAATACTTATGCAAGAGTCAGACCTTACATTGGTTCAGGATCACTCTTCAGTATCGGTGATAAGCTCGAAAGAGTAGCATACGATTATAACGAATCTTCAGTAGCAGACTTTACTGTTGGTGGTGATTATGGATTCGTCAGTTCTTCGTCAACAACAAATGTCGATTATGGTTCAGTTACTAATGTAGTAACTGAAGGTGAATTTGATAATGGTCAAATTGTAATTACTGATATTGAGTATCCTCTTACAGGACTCTTCTCGTTTACTGGATCTGCTGCAGGTCAGTTCATCCGTGGTCCTTACAACGCAAGGAACGGATTTATCAGATTCTACAAAGGTCAGAGTGCTGCTACTGACTTTAGATTCATGCCTCATTGGAGAGGTGTTCCTGATGAAGCGCATATTATCTCTGGTTCTGCTGAAACTCCAAGAGCAAGAGATTTCGTTGGTTCTGGATCACTCTTCCATATTGGCGATAAGATTGAGAAGAAAGTATACAGATATTCTAGCGATTCTGTTGTTGAGTTTGAAATTGGTTCTGATTATGGATCTATTGCCAATAATCCAACTACAACTAGTGATCTTGGTAGTGTTACATCCACCACTCCAGGTGGAGAAATTGATAATGGTCAGGTATTAATTACTCAGACCAGGCAACCTGTTACTGGTCTGTTTAGATTCAGTGGAGAATGTACTGAGAAGAAATCTTCTATTCCTCCTGCCGAAAGATTTGAAATCAGTATCAGTGGCGGAGCAGTTGAAAAAGTCACTTCTGGTGATGATGAGAATACCATCCTATTCAACTTCACTGGATCTCTCGCAGAGAGCTTCGGCAAAGGTCTCTATACAGGAGAAGGTTCACTCTTCCACATTGGCGACAGAATTGAAAGAGCAACATTCCATTACAATACTTCATCTATTGTTGATGGATCTTCATCCGAAGAATATGGATCAATTACAGATCCAGTAAGTTCTTCTGTTGATAATGGATCTGTGGCATCTGATTATCTGCCACCAAATACTGATCGTGGTCTTGTCATTACAGTTCCTGGTGATGAAAATCCATTCGGAAGACTGTTTGGAATTACTGGTGCTGCCGTCAAGAAAGAGATCAACTCTCATGTCGGTAGCGGATCTCTCTTTACTCCTGGTGGTGCTGCTGAGGCTGCCTCTTGGCAGACACCTGAAGAAACCTTCCTTCTCAAGATGCGTGGTGGCGCAGTTGAGAGACATGTTGAGAATTGGGTCGGCACTGGCAACATTAAGATTAAGGAAGAGACTCCTCTCGCTCCTAATGCTGCTATTAGATTCCGCCCATGGTGGAGAGGTGTTGGTGGAATTAACGTCAAAGGATTTGGTGACGTTGATGATATTCTCGTCAACTACGTCTCTAGAGGCGGAACGCTTAAAGTTTACACCCATGATGAGGGTGATGAATGGCGTAGATATCGTCCATCACCTCGTTATGTTAACTCCGTATATGGTAAGATCGGTGGATCCGCATTTGTTCAGGGTGTATCCGACAATCGCAAGATTAATGTTTATGGATATTATGGTGATGATAGAGATCCAGGAACTTCTGGTTCACTCTTCACATTCAATAGTGGTACAGAGGTAGCTGCTTACAACCCAGAAACAGATACAGTTCTGTTTAATGCTTATGGATCTTCGCCTTCTAAGTGGAATCCTGCTTGGACATCACGTCCAGATGGATCTCCTAGACTGTCTGGTACTCCAGGATTACAACTTAGATTTAATATCTTCACCAATCCCGAAGGTGAAAGCGCAAGAATTTCTGGTACTACAGGTCTTAAGATTGGTCTTAAGTATGATGGCAGCGGTTCTCTATTCGCACTTGGTGGATCTACCGAGACTCGTGGATTCAACCCAACAACTGATACTGTTCTGTTCAGAGCAAGTGGCACTCCAGTTGTTCTGTTCTCCCTGTTGCATATTGGATCTGGAACACTCTCCAGTTTCGGTGGAGCAGCAGAATCTAGAACAATTGATGCTCCTACAAGCACAGTTCTATTTGTACCTTCTGGTACTGCTGTACCTGTTATCAGTCTTTCCCATATTGCCGAAGGTTCTGTATCACTCAGTGGAAATCTTTCCGAGAGTCAGACCGATGTTTATGCTGGCGAAGGTTCACTCTTCAGTGCTGGTGGTTCCGCCGAAGCAGTTTCTGTTACTGAAGCAGAAAGTACAGTTCTGTTTGTGCCATCAGGTACAGCATCAGATTCCAGAACGAGATCTGCTGTTGCTGAAGGCAATATTACAATTACTGATATCGCAGACGAGGCATTCGCAAGACCTTATATTGGCAGCGGATCACTCTTCTCTGTTGGTGGTCTCTCTGAATCTGTCGGCGTAGCAGAAGAATCTACAGGTCTCTTCGCCTTTGTTGGCAACGCAACAATTGAGAGATCTAGAGACTTTATTGGTTCTGGATCTCTGTTCTCTGTCGGTGGTGCTTCTGAAGTCACAGCAGCGTCACCTGATCTTGATACAGGATTGTTCGCAATTTCTGGATCTGCTGCTGAAAGTAGAGCAGCAATTATTGTTGATAATGGTGGTTCCACCTTCGTTTATGGTAATGGTGAGGAAGCATATTCCAGAATTTATGATGGTGAAGGATCGCTCTTCTCTGTTGGTGGTGCTACTGAAGTATTCTCCAATGCTGCTCCAGAAAATACAGTTCTTTATGATATCGATGGTCGTGGTGTTGTCACCAGAACCAGAGGATTTGAAGGTTCTGAATCCATCAATGTCTTCAGTGAAGATCTTATTCCTGTTGTCACACTTTCTTATATTGGATCTGGAGATCTCACAACATTCGGTGGGGCAGCAGAATCTAGAACAATTACTTCGGAGAGCACAGTACTCTTCACTCCAAGTGGAACTGCTAACGAAAGCTTTACTAAAGCAATCGTTGATAATGAAGGATCTGCCACAATTTCTGGTGGTGCATCTGATATCAAACTTACTCGCTCTGCCAATGTATTCGCATATGTTAGCACAGATGGTCAAGCAATCGAAAGACAGACAGATCATTACACTGGATCTGGTTCTCTCTTCGGTCTCAATAGCGCAACTATTGCTAGAGCAGTTGATTATGATGAAACTTCCGTTGGAGCACAAGGAGAAATTATCTCCACAAACCTCTTTACGTTCAATGGAAGTAATCCAGGTAGTGTTACTAGAATCACACAACCAGGAACTGCTAGATTTAAAGTTACTGGATCTTCGGTTAATGTACTCAGGTTGTTTAGCCCCATAAGAATTTTCGGCACGATAATATAAGTATTCTTATAAATAAAAGAAGAAAAACACCAGATAGCTAACAATGACTACTCAAGTACAGTTTCGCAGGGGAACCACAGCTCAACATCAAACATTTACTGGTGCTGAAGGTGAAATCACTGTAGATACTGATAAGAGAACAGCGATTGTCCATGACGGCAACCAACCTGGAGGTTTTGAACTAGCGCACAAATCGCTAGCCGTTGCCTTATCCGTTGGCATGGGTCTTTGAACCCATATCTGCTGAAATATTACCAGTCAATTTTTTATAAGGAATAGCAAAAAATGGCAAAACGCTTACTTCAAAAATATGAGTTTGTACCAGCAGAGGATAAAATTATCCTTGATGGTAATATTGATAGGAAGAGACTCCTTCTTATCACAAACATGGAGGACAATGAGCTCCTCTATAACTTTGCGGACAGTACTTTAGGATTAACTTCTTATAGTTTTGATAGCACCACAGAGAAGACAACAATTGTCTTAGCAAAAAATTGTGGTTTGATGTCTGCTTCAGATTCACTGCAGATTTTCTTTGAGGGAGATACTGTAAAATTTGAACCTAGTGAAACATTTGTTGACCCAGTTTCCAAGTTCAGAGTTTCTACACCACAGAACCTTATTGATACTGACTTTGAATATGGTCCCCAGGCTTCAAAATGGGAAACTATTCAATTAATTAATAATGTTCCTTCGTTCTACTCTAGTACTTCCGACACTTCAATTGCTTTCATTGAAGAAGTAAACACTACTGCTGGGAGTGATCTTATTGAAGTTGTGTGTGGATTTGATCACGGTCTTTTGGTAGGAACGCCAATTACTGTACAGGGTCTTTCTAGCGCAAGTGCTGAGGGTGCTTATCTGGTACAGTCTATTCCAACATCAACTACCTTTACATATAAAGGAAGAGCAAATCAACCTGCCAGTGAAGATGTAAGCGGTGTTTATACGTCTATTATTCCTGGTCAGTTTTACGAAGGTTCTCAAATTGCGGTAGATGAAGCTGAGGGTATTACAGCTGACTTCTTCAATGTTCCTGTTACGGTAAGAGTTGTATCAGATCTTACTTTAACGACAGCGGTAGATTCAAGTTTTACTGTTGATAAGACAATCACTAGTGATAGTGGAGCAACAGCAAGAATTTCACATGTTGGTTCAAATGTACTTTCTGTAGATAATATTGTTGGATCCTTTAATGATGGTGATGTTTTATCTACCACAGGCACCAGTAATACATTAACTATTGATACTGGTGGAGTTGGTGGTGGAAATAATAAACTTTATATTGATGGAGTACAGCAAAATACATATAATCTTTCTAAGAGAGCGATTTATGTATTTGATATCTCAGACTCTTCTATGTCTGGGCATCCATTTAAATTAAGCGATACTGCTGATGGTACTCATGGTGGTGGAACTGAATATACTACATATGTTTACGAAAATGGTACTGCTGGTACTACGGGCGCTTATGTAAGAATTTATGTAACGAATTCTACTCCAGATTTATACTATTACTGTGGTCAACACGCTGGAATGGGTGGATCTTTCCCTACCGTTGATGCTACTACTTCTAGAATTTTCCTAAAGACACAATCTGAGCACGGATTTGCGGACGATACAAATTTCTATTTTGTAAATACTGTCGCACCCAAAATTCTTCAAGTTACTGATCCAACGGCAACAGCTCCCGATGGCAGACCATTTGTTGATGTGGTTCAGCAAACTCTTGTATCAAATACTAATGATAATGATGAGTATATCCCATACAATTATGAATCTACTTACACAGAGAGATTCGCAGAAACAGATGTAGATTATACCAATGATCGTATTACTGTTGCTGGTCATAGATACCACAATAGTGCTGCTGTCTTGTATTATCCAGCTCCAGGAAATACTCCTATTGGTGGATTAAATAGAATGTTGGTTTATTATGTCAATGTAATTGATGCTAATACTATTGAACTTCATCAATCACAAAGACTTAACAATAAAGTTAATCTTTCTAACTCAGGAACATGGGATTCTGGTAAGCATTGCTTAGGTCTCTGTTATAACGTTTATCGTGAGTACAAGGGATTCGGTGCTTCCTATACTTACTGGTATACCTATTATCAAACTTTTGGTGGAACTTATTCTGGATATGATTTCTCTAATAATACTGGAGACAATAGCACTAGCTATGGATTAGGTGGACAACAGTGGACACACCTTGTTCCATTTAGTTGCAGCAGATCTGGATTCAGTGGTCATAACTATTTCACTTTAAACAGATATAATCAGTATTTTGCTGGCAGTAACGCTAATTGGGTTCCAAAAACTTATGGATATCATGTCCAGACATTACCATTAGGAACTGGCACACAATGGCAAGGTAGTTATGATTTCATTTCAAATGATGATCATAATGGTGTTCAAATGTCTGGTAATGCTAACTCCAGCAACAAACATTACATGTGGGGAACTAGCACATATTCTTCATATTATAACTACATGGGCACCATGTATGTTAATAGTGTTAATTCCAGCTATGCTGAATTATATGGTAGTGATTATAACTATTGGCAATATGATGGTTACTTCTTCGGTTATTACTTCAACTCTGGTGGTGTAGATAGATATTTTAATAGTGTTAATAGTGATGGTAATACTAACATGTATTACATGTTAGTCAAGAGAAATACATCGACAAATGATTCCTTCTACAAAGCTAATCACGGATTCCAAACCAATGATTTAGTTGACGTTGTTACAACTGGTAGTGGTATCAGATATTGGACAAGTGGAACCTCTATGACATATATTGGTAATGGATCACAGGTTTACATTGATAGAATTGATGACAATCGTTTTAGAATTAAGTCTAGCACTGGTGCTTCACCATATCGTATTGCTGGTGTAGATGGATCTGCAGATATTAGTTTTGATGCAGTTATTACCAACCCCACAAAGAATAGTTTCTATATTTCTGAGCATTCATTCTCTAATAATGAAGTTGCTACATATAGCGTAGATTCAGGTGGTGTTGCGGTTGATGGTCTTACTGATCAGACAGCATATTATGTAAAGGCTATTGATGGTAATAGATTCCAACTTGGTACTACAGTTAACTTCACTAGTGAAGTTACACTCGGATCTGGACAAGGATCTGGTGCTCAAATCTTTGAAAATACAACTGCTGACTTTGGTGCTGTTGATGGTTCTTATACAACCACAACTGTTATTGGCGACAAGGAACTTGAAGTACGAATTCCATTTAAGCTTTCTCCTGCTCAAAAAGCATTTGATGGCACTACAGATGTTAATACAACTAGTGACTATATCCAAATCAACAATCACTTCTTTACCACTGGTCAAAGAGTCTTCTATGATGCTCGCGGAAATACAGCAATTGGTGGTCTAACAGACAACAAAGATTATTTCATTATCGCTCTCGATGATGAATATTTCAAACTTGCTGATAGTAAAGCAAATGCTCAGAATGGAGTTGCTGTTTCTTTAACACAAACACAGTCTGGAACACATGCTTTTATTAGCTCAAATCTTTCTGGTCTTGTAGGTGGTAATGGTACTGTAAGTGTCACCAATGGTTCTAGAATCGTAATTGGTGATGGAACTGGATTTAAGAGATTCTTCAAAGTTGGTGACGAATTTAAGATTGTCGATGACACAACCACACCTGGAACCGTTATCACGAAGAGAATTACTGCTCTGAAAGATGATGAAGAACTTCTCGTAGATACTGCTTATACAGTAGATCGTAGTGGTGAGAAATATCTGATTCCTTCTTACATCTATGTACGTCCTGATGGATATTATCTCCACAGACCATTTGATGGTGGCATGGAAATCGCTACTTCACACTCGCCCGATGGTTTGATTTGTCGTCAGACTCGTAAGTACTTCCGTTATCAGTCAGGTAAAGGTATCCAAACTTCGTTTGCGATTAACTTCATTCCACAAATTCTGATTAACGATCTTTCTTACGTTCCACAAGGATCGCAAGTAACAACAACAGCTACTGGAGCTTTAGGAAGTACTGTAATCACAGTTACTGATGCTACGGGAATTATTGTTGACATGCTTGTTACTGGCGATGGTATTCCTGACAATACTACTGTGTCGGAAATTGATGGTAATGATATTACTCTCACAATTGCTTGTGATGAAACTCTTTCTGGTGTTGATAACGTAGTATTTTCACCAGCAAGATATGCTCACATCACGACAAGTAAACCACATAATGTCTTAACCAAGACATCAATTATCATCGCAAACTCTGATGACACTAACTTTAATGGTGAGTACCCAATTTCAACAATTGTCGATGAATATACATTAAAGATTCTCTTGAAGAATGAACCAAGCCTTTCTAAGTCTGGTGGATTCCCATCATTCTCAGTTATCGGATGGAATAATTCATTCGTAAGAGCAGGTATGTTTGACTTCCAGAACGGATTCTTCTTCGAGCATGATGGTGCTACTTTGAATTGTGTAAGAAGATCTTCAGTACAACAGTTACAAGGAACAGTCAACGTAACTAAGAGTAGTGGAGTTATCACTGGTGTTGATACTCAGTTCCAGGCTCAGCTTAATGCTGGTGATATGGTTGTAATTCGCGGAATGAGTTACAAAATTGTGAAGATTAACTCCAATACTTCAATGTCGGTACAACCATCATATAGAGGAGTTTCTGCCGAGCAAGTTAGCTTGACTAAGACAGTTGATGTCAAAGTTGGTCAGGCAAACTGGAGTGTTGATCCTTGCGATGGAACTGGTAAGTCTGGTTATGTTGTTGATCTTCAGAAGATTCAGATGTGCTATATCGATTACTCTTGGTATGGTGCTGGTAAGATCCGCTTCGGATTTAAAGATCAGGAAGGTCATGTTAAGTACATTCATGAATTTGTTCATAATAACAAATTACAAGAATCTTACTTCAGATCTGGTAACCTTCCCGCACGTTATGAAGTTGAGAACATTGGTGCTCCATCATATGTACCAACTCTGTTCCACTGGGGTACTTCAGTCATTATGGACGGTATGTTCCAGGATGACGAAGCATATCTGTTCACGGCATCTGGCGACATCTTCAAGTTTACTAATGATGTTACTCAGACAGCATCGACCAACAGTGGTCCTATGATCTTCCGTGTACCAAATGATTGGACAACATCATACTATTATATTAGATTACCTTTTGCTAGTTCTGATGCTAGTATATTGACTAATGGTACTCTGATGTTCAACACTAGTGCTGGCAACAATTTCTTTGTTGATGGCAGACCAGTTGATTCACGTTCCAGAACTTCAGGTTCTACATATTATGTTTATATCCTGTATAAGGAAGGTACTCAAGAACTCTTCCCAAGTGGATATCTGAATACCGTTGTAACTAAATTGGGTGGATCTGGTTATAGTTATCAGGGATATAGTTATTCAGACCGTGCTTATACATATAACTTGTCTGGAACTCTCGCTAGCGGAACTTCATTCAACGTTGGTGCTGCTGCGGGTGGTGAAAACCTGATTCCTACAAACATTCCTCTGATTACTATCAGACTCGCTCCATCTGTTGACTCATCACTTACAGGTTCTCTTGGATCTAGAGAGATTATCAATAGAATGCAACTTAATCTCCAGTCCATGGGTATTCTTGCTTCACACGAAACTGAGATTACTCTGGTTCTAAATGGTCTCTTGAATAGTGACGCATATGAGAATGCTTCTTCGCCTTCTCTTTGCCAACTCTTGAAGCATGGTCCAAATGATGAACTCGCAGGTGGTCAGGAAATTCTTTCCTTCCGTGCTCCTGGTGGTGGTCTTGAGGGCAACAGAAGACTTACAGCAACTTCTGACTTTGATCTTACTGAACTCAGTGCTCTCGGTAACTCAATTATTGGTGGAGACGGTGTGTTCCCCAATGGTCCAGACATCCTAACGGTTGTCGCAAACTGTGTTGATACAACTGGTGTATCACAACAAAATCCTTACACGATTACAGCTCGTGTAACCTGGAAAGAATCACAAGCATAATAGGAGGAAAACAATGCCAGGACTTGCAGAATTTGAAGAGGTTTGTAGAAACCTAGTATGGAAATGGGAATTAATTGAAGACGAGACCGCCCGCGAGGCGGCTCGTGTCGCATTTGTAGACATGATGGCGAAATATCAAGCACTAAGACTTGAGGTAGCTGCTTCGGCACCAGATTCAAGTAAAGTTAGTGTAATTGAAATGAAAAAAGTTGAAGATGTATTCAGGAGATATGCCCCCACTGGGTATCTACCCTAATAATAAAAAAGGGAGGTCTTAGGACCCCCCTTTTTTTATGTTTTTATTTGTGCTATTTGTCTAGATATTTTATCTTTTCCTGCACGATTACATACAGCACCTACTAGTGAATACCGATGTTGTTTACTTCTAGCATCGTACTCGATGTTGTGCCAATGACAACCTTTATATAAAGTAACTGAATTAAATTCAGCAGGAGCAAAGTGATATTTGATATAGAAATCATCTCCCTGAAACGTGGAGAATAACTCATGGTCGTTAGCTTCTTTATCTTGAGTATGACCTTCCCTATACTTTTCAAATATAGGAATATAATTATGTTTATTTCTAAGTGGAGATTTTAATTCAAATACGTTATGAAAAATATCATCCTCTCCTGTTTCTGGATCAATAAACTTACATTTAAAAAAATTAGTACCAGATTTACAATCATTTACTTCAGATAAGTAAATATTTGCCGCAAATGAAAATGGGTCAATATGAGGATAATTATTACCTCTATTCATTTTCATACCAGGATAAAACAAATTTGTGTAATAATCCCACATTAACGCACTATTTCGATAGTGTATCATGCGATGATCAAACATGATTTTATATAATTTTTCAGTTATTTTAGATACAAATCTATCATCCATCATTTGCTGAAGTCCAGTGGAAGCACTTCTATCTTCTTTATAGGTTCCTTCCACCATACTTCTATAACTGTCTTCGGTTGGAAATTGAGAGATAAAATCTCTAAGTTCTAGAGGTCTTTTTAAGAAATTTTTAATTTTCAAATAACTTAATTTCTCGACAGTTACATATTCAATTTCCATATCAGCATTAAGTTCGCAGATATGATCAAGTTCTGATCTACTATATGAGGCAATAGGATTAGTAAGTAAAATATTACTCATAATATTCTTCTTCTGCTTTTTCATTTTTGCTATGCGTAACCATGTCGGTATACCCAGTTTCTAAACTAAATCTACAGTTAGTTTCTTTGGTTGAATCATATGTAATATCATAGAAATAATCCCCTGGAAGCAGAAGTAATCTATTATATTTAAATTCAATACTAAAAACTTTTTCAAAAACGTTTTCATCAACTGCTGGTACAAATGGAGAAATTGCCTCACTTGAAGTTGCGTTATTTAAATCGGATGAAATTATTTCTTTTTCTTGGATTGTTGCTGTGTTCATGATCTCAGTAATTGATGACCAATATTTACCACAAGATTTAACTTTATAATAGTTAATTTCACCACTTTCAATATCATCACTTAAAAATGCTTTAAACATATATTGAAATCTATCAACAGTGGGAGTATTATTCCCACCTATAGAAAGCATACCAGGATAATATAATTGAGTGTTGGAAGTGAATCCAGATAATTCCGATTGTACATCGTATGGAGAGAAATTATCTTCATACATGTATTCGTGTGGTGGAATAAAATCTTGTTCGACTAAAAATTTATAATAATTAAATGACAGGTCAACAAGAGTTTCAGACATAATTTTTTGCTGAAGTCCAGGTGGTCTGATTTGTAAGTTACCACCATCTGCTAAGTCTTTAGCAGTTCTAACTCCGCTATCATATATTTTATGAGTATCTTTAGTATATGTATCAGCAGGAATACTTTTCAGATAATCAACTAAAAGTTCTGGATTTTTAAAAGCATTATCGATGATAATGTAGGTCATTCCATCTACCATCGATTCTTGGATTTTTGAATCTGAATTAAGTTGGAAAATATCTACTAAATTAAATTGCTTAATGTCGTCAAATTTTACTGCCATCAGTTATCCTCACTACCTACCAATTCAGGTGTCCCAAATTCTCCAATAGGTGGTTCTCCCAGTTGGTCAAGAGGAACGCCACCCTCGCCAGATACAATTGTTTTCTCAGGATCAATTGTGGCTGTAATTGTGTTCTTAGTTTTATAGTCTGCTAAAATAGCAATATATGAGTTTTCGACATCACGGCATGGAGGATAAATCACTTCAACAAAATCTTTTGTAAATTGAAATTCCATTGATGCTGACAATGGTGCCCATTGTCTAAAAACAACTCTCGTAGATGTATGAAAATTTGGTTGTACTTCGTCATCTACAACTGACACTGTTCCTACGTCAGTTAAGTCAACCACGAAAGGATCGAAAATTTGATATCCGATAAACTCATTTTTTTCTTTATCGATTACTTCTCTAACATCTGCGACAATACTCTCTCCAGTTTTCAGAAGACAAATTTGTAAACTCATTTTTTTTGTAAACCTCTAAACAATAATGTAGCATTACTAGTTGTTTTTGTCAACTAAATAAATGTATGCTAAAATTTATTTATTTGAAAAAGAAATGACCCTTGTTTCGGATATCCCTATCTTACAACTTGCTTTTGACGCAGAAAAAAAGCACGGTGAAGATACTCACATGGTGATCGAAGTAGTTCTAAAAGAAGATGTTCCTGAGTCTATGTTGGATTCTAACGAAGTTACTACAGATGATGTTTTATGGTGGGTTGAATTTGAAGATCAGCAAAAAATCTTTGATGAATTTGACTGTGTTAAAAAATTTCTTTTAGAAGAAGCAGTTAAGAAAGAATTTGTTTATGCTAAGGATGAATTAAATGAGTCAAAATAATATAGTAACTTTTTTCCCTAAAGCAGTTTATTGTGAAGATGGTGTATACAAAGATGGGTTGTCTAACCTAGAGGACAGCATTAGAGTATTGGCAGATAATACAAGAAGAAATTCTGTATTGAATGTAGATTCTTCTCATAGAACAATTAAAACTATTCACAAGAGACCAGAGTTTACTCATTTCACAAAAGAAATTAAAAAAAGAATTACAAAATTTTTAGTGATTTATGGATACGACCCCATGATGACTAGAGATGTTGAAATCTCTAATATGTGGTTTAATATTAGTAAAGAAGGTGATTTTTTATTTCCACACACACATCCAGGTTCTCTATTATCTGGTGCTTTTTATGTAAAGTCTACGACTGAAAATAAAATTTTATTTTATGAGCATTATAAAAATACTTACATAGAACCATTAAAAATAACAGATCTTTCGACCACAACAAAAGATTTTGATTGTGTTCCTGGAAGACTGCTTTTATTTCATAGTGAACTTGAGCACGGCACTCCAATACAAAGAAGTCCTGGAGAAAAAATTGTAATTTCTTTTAATACTCGCTTAGTAAACAGATGATTGACGATCTATTTCTTTTTAGTGAAAAAATTCTGTCCGAATCTGAGATAGATGTAATTAAAAATTACATTTTAAAAAATGAAAATAACATAAAACAATTAGGTCCTGATAATTATCCAGGAACCTCTGAAGATTCTTTGACTGGAAGACATGCGTTCTTTAATTATCTTCATACTCAAGATATCGGTGAAGGAATTCTTTTGCCCAAGTTAAAAAAAATTATTAAACAATTGAATCTTGAACCGCCAATTATAATTCAATGTTGGGCAAATATTTTTCGTAACGGTGAAGGAATATCAATTCATCGCCATGGAAATATGAGACAGAAGTTTTTGTCTGGTAATTTGTTTATCTGTGGAAATACTTTACCTGGAACAACATATTATAAAGGAGATTTTTCCACCAGTACATCTGTTGACATAGAGAATGAACCTGGGGTTTTAAATATTTTTCCATCCTATAATATGCATGGAGTGAAGGAAAATCTTACTGAAGAAACTAGAATCTCTATGGCAATTGATATTATTCCATATAGTGATACAAATCATTTTAAAAAACTTGACATGATCTACAAAAAATCGCCAAGAAGGTATATCAAACTTTATAGTTTAGACTGACTATAAATACCTCTAGGAAACTAGGGGTATTTTTTTATTCATGGCACGACCCTCATCACGCCAGGAGTTAATTGACTACTGCTTAAGGAAATTAGGTTTTCCCGTCCTAGAGATTAACGTAGATGATGATCAGGTTGAGGATCTTGTGGATGATGCTATTCAATTCTTCCAAGAGCGTCATTTTGATGGAAGCATCAAAACATTTTTAAAATTAGAAGTTACTGAGCAGATGATTACTGACGCGAAAGCGAACAGTACAATTTCTGGTACGAATTTTAAAGAGCAGAATAATTTCATTACTGTACCAGATCATGTGCTGGGTGTAACTAACATCTATGCTTATGACAATAGTTCATCAGCAGTATCAGGAAATATCTTCAGTATGAAGTATCAGTTGTTCCTGAATGATTTCTACAACTTCGGTTCAATGGAAATCCTGAACTATTATATGGTTAAACAATATCTTGAGACTCTTGATTTTGTCATTGGTAACTTCAAACCAGTAAGGTTCAATAAGAGAGAAAATAAATTATTCATTGATACAGACTGGGATAACATCACACCTGGACAGCATTTACTTATTGAGTGCTACAGAATGATTGATCCTACGACGGCAACAGAAGTATATAACGATGTCTGGTTAAAGAGATATCTCACTGCTCTGATCAAACGTCAGTGGGGTCAAAACTTAATTAAATTCAAGAATGTATCACTCCCTGGCGGAACAACTCTGAATGGCAGAGAGTTCTATGAGGATGCTGAACGTGAGATCGCAATGATCATGGAAGAGTTTAAGTTAGCAGCAGAGTTACCACCACTAGATATGATCGGATAAGATGAAGAATTTATACTTCACACAAGGAACAAAAGGTGAGCAGGCTTTAGTCCAGGATCTTGTAGATGAACAGATCAAAATGTATGGTCTGGACTGCTACTACATTCCTCGTCAAATTCATGAGGATAAATTATGGAATGACATCTACTATTCACAGTTTAAAGATAGTTATCTCATCGAGATGTATCTCGAAAACTTTGAGCAGTTTGGTGGCAATGGAGACATGCTGTCTAAATTTGGCATGAGAGTTACTGATGAAATTCAACTCACAGTATCTAGAAGAAGGTGGAAAGATTTTGTTGATGTTTCTACAAATAAAATTGTTGGTGGTAGACCTAATGATGGAGACCTAATTTGGTTCCCATTAAACAACACTGTATTTGAAATTAAGTATGTAGAAAACCAAAAACCTTTCTATCAGTTAGGAAGTCTATATACTTATACACTGACATGTGAAGTCTTTGAATATGGTGACAGTATCTTTGATACTGGCGTTGAAGAGATTGACAATACTGAGATGGAATCTGGAGTATATCCGATTCAACTCAATACTGGTGGATCTGGTACATGGCAGCAGGATGAAAAAGTTACTGGCACAAGATTTACTGCTACAGCAACAACACCTGTTGCTGATAGTAATGGTGCTCTTGGTGCTATTACTATCACAAATGCTGGCGGTAGATACACAAGTGCTCCAAGCGCGTTCTGGTATACTCCTTCAGGAACTTTTATCGGAACATCAACAACAGAAATTACTAATGGTGTAGTTTCTACAGTCAATGCTCCCACGGCACCATACATCTATGGTGATGTTACTTACGATCAACAAGGTAACATTGATACCATTACTCCATATCAACCTACGATTACCATTGAAAGTTCACCTGGAAATGTTGTAGGTAAAGTTGCTGAGTATGATTATGACAATGATGTATTAAAAGTTGCCTATATGAATGGCACTTTTGATCTTAACGAAGAAATTGTTGGTGCGGATTCTGGTTCTAAGTGGACTGTTGGATCCTTCGATACACTTGATATGACTGATGGATTCTCTGAGAATAGACAACTTGAAGATGACGCAGATGACATTATCGACTTCACAGAAACAAATCCATTTGGAGAATTTGGTAATTTTACAGGTAGCTTCTAATGTTAGGAAATTATTTTTATCACAAGATTATTAGGAAGACAGTTACCACATTTGGTACACTTTTTAATAACATTCAGTTAAAGACTTATGACGCTGCTGGAGAACTCGTAGTTCAGCAGAAGGTTCCATTGGCATATGGTCCTATTCAAAAGTTTTTAGCAAGACTTAACCAGTCTCCTGATCTGGATAAGAAAGTCAATATTACGGTGCCACGTTTGT